TGACCGCGCAGGAGCAGTTGATGACCTCAGAGGCAGGTGCGCCGAACCGCTCATCCATCGGGTACTCCATAGGGAAGCCGCCGACGCTGAACATTTCGCCCTGCTGGATTGTCACGCCGTCAACCTCTTGGTGGGTGGGTCGGGTGTTGATGCCCGCGATGCTCCACGTCTTTTCGTATGGGATGCCGAGGGCGTCAGCCGCCACGTTGCCGCCGATGTTCAGGGAGTGCATGGCCTCCGTGTGACAGATGCGCCGCACCTGCCACTTGTTGATGCCGCTATACTGCCCCATCGTTTCGCCGTACAACCGCCGCGTCAACGCCTCCGCTCCCTCATCGGAATGTTCCATGTAGATGGCCGTGAGCGTCTGCCGCAGCCACTTGTTTACGGTGTTTGTCATGAGGCTGATGCGCTCCCCCAAATGATCCTGCGCCCATTGTAGGATGGCGCGGGCGAACACGTCCGTCGGGTCTGCTTTCCGGGCCAGCAGGCGGTGCGCCGCCTCAACTGCGCCCTGCATCCCTGCCGTGCGGTAAAGGTCCGTCAGCAAGGGCAGCATCCACGGCTCCGTGTACTCCACCTCATCGGCCCAAAGTGCGGGCGGCACGTCACGGACCTCCAAGTCAAGCAGGGCCTTCCGTACAGACGCTGTGCGCTTGGCTCCCATCTTGCGCTCGTAAGCAGATACAGTCTGCAAGGTGTTGACCCGCATGACCGACTGCCGCGCCCGCTGGACCGATGTGATACGTTTCTTCATTACTCAGTCGGCTCGTTCTCGTTGATGTCGAAAGCCTCATCGCCGAACATAGTGCCGACGGGGATCATGGGCTTGTCATAGATGCCGCCCGGATTCTCCTTGCCCGTCAACTTATCGTAGCCGTATGCCTCGCGCATCTCGTTCAGCGATGCGTGCATGGCCGTCAGGTTCCGCATGACGTCGGTCGGGTTGTCCTGCAAGACGTCAATCATGTCGGTGTTCACTTCGAGGCGCAGACACAGGTCGGCGTCCTTCAGGCGCAGGGTCTTGGCGTTGCGTCGCAGGTAGTCCATGAAGTCCTCGCAGAAGATGCGGATGCGGGGCAGGGCCGCAGATTCATAGAGCGACCGCTTGGCCTCTGCCGCGTTCTCGTACTTGCTCTGCCCGTAGTAGAGGTCCATCGGTATGCCGTAGGCGAAGCAGAGAGCCGTGACCGCCTCCTTGCCGGAGTCGAGGATAGAAAGGTCAACGGGGGTGCTGCCCACCTGATGCACTTCGATAGGCTGACGGAAGAACTTTGTCTTGTTGGCGTTCTCAGCCTTGTTTACCTCCTTCTCCACCTCTGCCGCAGCCTGCGGAACAACGTAGCCGTCCTTGTCCTTCGCCGGGCTGATAATGGCGTTGACGCCACCGTTACCGATTGCGGTGTTGAGGCGTTCCTTGCCCTTCTTCAGCAGGGCGCAATCATAGGCGGCTGCGATCAGCGGCGAGAAGCCGAAGAACGTGTCATCGTCGAGGTTGTAGCGGAAACTTTGGAAGTACGTGTCGTTGGGTATGGGTTCCTCGTTTGGCGAACCCGTGATGCCGAGGCCCACAATCGGGAAGCGCACGCCACCCTTCTCAATGAGAACGCGGTTGCCTGCTGGCAGGTACATTCCACGAATCTGCCCCATCCTTGCACCGACGGCGTTGCGGTCGAAGTACACGAATGCATCCCCGAACACGTCGTAGTTCGTGGCCCATGCGTACATGAAACGGCTTCTGTTGAAGCGGTCGTTGGGGTGGTTGAGCAGGTCGAGAATCCAATGCTTCTCTACCGGGTTGTCGTTCTCGTCCAGCAGTTCGATGTAGGCCGCGCACTCCGCGACTGCGTTGGCGATTCTGTCAATGATACCGAACACCGCGCTATTGGCACGGTACGTCTTGTAGAGGTCCGTTCTGTCGAAGTCCCCAAAGTCCACCGTTCTGCTCATGCCCCACAGAAGGCGTTTGAGGTATTCGTTGGCCTCATTGTCATCGGGGGCGTAATACCCCTTCGCTTCAAGTTCCTGAATCCGGGCCTCCATCGCCTTGATGTCGCGCCCATGCGTAAAGATGCTCATTGCTATTGTTCTCCAAGTTTGTTTGCTATGCCTTGCCGCCGCAGGTGCGTGACCGCCCCGTAGCTGGTCGCGTCCATGAGATGGTCCCCGCCGTCCTGCGGCTTGTTGATGTACTTTGTCTTGTCTGTCTTGCTGGTCTGCCAGCGATAGTTGCGGACCTCGTGGTCGATGTTATCCCCGATGTAACGCACGTCGAAGTATTTGAGATATTCGATGCGGCCCACCTTGTCGGTGTTGACCGCCGCCATTGCAAAGAGGCTATGGTTGATTTTCAACTCCCTGATCTGCTCAGGTCGTGCGGGGTCACAGTACAACTCGCCGTCAAGCATTTCAATGCTGCCGACCCACTCGCGGATGTCATCTACCTCCCACCCGACAAATCCGGCGGCCACCAGCGACTTGTTGATGTCCGTGCGATCTATGACGGTATCGCCGTATCGCAGAACGTTGTCGCGCCATACCAAAACCTTCTTTCCAACCGTGTGCGTCCGCTTGCGGTTGAAGATGTCGTAGCGGATGACGCGGGCGATGTCTGACGTCAGCATCCCCGTTTCATAGAGCAGTTCCTTCAGCCATACGGTGTGCGTTTCAGGGTCGAAGGCCACGCGGACCACGGCGGCAGGGTCGTTGCTGAAGCCCCAATCCACGCCATACCAGCAGCGCAGGTCGGTCGGCCAATCCTCGTCTTTCGCTTCCTTCCAACTCTTGTAGATCAGCCCCTCCTTGTGCTTGGCGAAGTGGCCGAGCCAAACGTTCTCGTACTTGTCGTAGTCGGTAGCCTTGCACTTCTCCGCAAGGGCCACGTATTCCGGCGGCAGGTGCTTATTGTCGAGGTATGTTGTATGGATGTAGGTCACGTCATCCTTCACGCCATTCCAAACGTCCTCCAGCCCTTTGTCCTTGAAGAAGCGGCGGTAGATGAAGTGATCCACGTCCGGAGGGTTGGCGATGAGCCATACTTCGCCCGGCGTCAGGTTGTAACGGATGGAGAGGTCAATGGTGTCGAATACGTTTTCATCCACCAATTCCTCACTCTCATCGTTGACCCACATTTTCAGTTTCGGGATAGACTTCAGCGCAGCGGTGTTGATTCCGCTTGACGTCTTGATGCCACGGAAAAGGATCATGCCGCCCGTCCTCACGTTCACGAGGTCGTTGCCTGACTTCACAAAGTCCCCCTGCTTGTGCAGCCGATTGATCTTGTCGATGAACTCCGGCAGGATGGACACCTCTGCGTTGGTCAACGTGAAGCGGGTAAATAGAATCGTTCCGTCATCGTCATATGTCCTATCAATGAGGGCCGACGATACGGTAAACGACTTGGCCGCACCACGACCACCGATGACAAGTTTGTAGCGCGTCCCGCCCTTTTGGAAAAGCGGAACGTAGGGACTGTCAGGTGCTATGATGATCTCCGGCCTCATCCAATCTTTATTACGGGGCGTTCATTCTCAACGTCCACCTCAACCTTGTTGTTGGTCTTGTCGGCAAGGCCCAGCAGACGCGAGATGATGTTCTCCTTGAAGAATCCCGTGGACGCCATTTCGATTTGGTAGTTCTCGCAAAACTCGCGTATGCGCGTCTTGACTCTCAAAAATTCCTCCCCCGACGCGCCCGTGCCGAGCATATCCCACCACGACCTCGTTTCGCCGAGGAACACGATGAAAGCACCGATGGACACCATGCGGGGGGCGTTCTTCTCCTTGAAGAACTTGTCCCCCTTCTGTGACGTCGTGACCTCGCCGACGGGAAGCGGATGCTGCTTGCACCACTCCACGAACTCGGCGAACTTGTGGGCCAGCTGCTCAGGCGTGAAGTGAAGCGGGCGGCCACGTTTCTTGACCGCATACGGATTGATGAACGGCAGCGGCTCGAACTTGGCAACCTTGCTCTCGTTCAGTTCTTGTCCTTCGTTTTCTTCTTCCATCGTTACAAGTATTTCTCCTGCCTGCCCATCTGTATCTCGATGAGGCGCAACAGTTCATTATCGCCCGGTGCGGGCATATAGATTCCGTTTTCGTTTCCCCACTTGATGAAGCGATCCAACGCCTCACGCATCTCCTCAGACGTCAGTTCGGACGTCGAGCGGATATACTCAACCTCTCCGAACTTCTTGTCATGCCGCTTGCGGACGAAGATGTGCGGGTTTACGATGCGCTTGAAGTACGCCTCTTTGGTGTAGCGCAGGTCGTTCCCCGTTTCCATCGCAACGACGCCTATGAGCAGGTGCAGATACGAGTTTTGACGGATGCTTCGCGGGGCGCAGTCCTTCAATTCCACGAAGGCACGATGCGAAAGCAGCGACTCCACGCGGACGCGGAACCGTTGTCTGTCAAATTCGTTTGTCAGGTCGTACTTCATGGCTCGTATCTTTTCACAAAGTAGCGGATGCGGCTGATAGTCTTGTAGGAAGGCACACGCGCTCCCTTGATGAAGTCCCGCACGGCGCAGTAGGCAATGCCGCTGCCCTTGCTGACTGCGTTTATCCGCAGGTGCTTCTCCCGCATACCACGTCGCACCTCGTCACGGATGGCACGAATCTCTGCCCGTGTCACACGATCAAATTCATCTTCGGTTATCCATGTCATGGCCGTCCGTGGTTGCAGTTGCCGCTAATTTGCCGAATTTCCAGCATTTTCAGTCTTGTTTTACTATTCGTATAGGGTTTTTACGGCCAAATACGAGCATTGCGGCATAGATCGCGTCAGTTTCATAGGTTACTTTCCGGCTTCAAGTATAGGAAGGCCAGCCTCTGTCGGAATATAGATAATGCGGTTATTGGAGTTTGCGTTCTGCTGGCGCACCCATAGGTACTGAATATATGTCGGCGTAATTGATCCGTTTTCAATACGAATCGCCTCTGCTGCGCCCTTTGCGCGTTCAATTTCAGCAAGTGCGTTCAACTTCTCAGCTTCGAGGTTTGCCTTCGCCTCCTCGACCTTTATACGGCGGTTTTGCTCTGCCCGCATATATTCGGCCTCGCCTCGCTTGCCCTCAGACCATACGCGGTATCTCGGCACGATAAACATACATGCGACCACAACGGCCAAAACCATAATAATCGACAATGCTATCCACATAGCCGTCTGTCTTTCGATTCTTTTTTCTTCTAAGTCGTAACTTGTTGCCATAGTTATTGATTTTTGGGGTTAATTATTTTCCAAATACAAGCATTGCGGCATCCCGTGCGTGTTCTGACGTGCGGCCCGTCCACCCCGTCAACTTTGCAAAGTAGTCCGGGCTCATCTTCGTGATGTTGTTCTTCGGGGCCTTCGCCTCGAAGGGGATTCCGTAGTCTGTTAGGAAGTCCTGCCAAATGGTCGCGTCCCGCTTGACGGAGCCTGCCCCCTGAAGGCGTGCCCGGTCCTTCTGTGCGGTCATCCTGCCGAACCACTTGCGCTGCCGTGCGTCCTCGAAGATGACCGTCACGGAGTCACGCATACGAAGGGCGTTTGTGAAGTGTCCCTTGACGCGCTCCATCGCCCGATGTATGGGCATGGTGGCGATCTCCGTGAACCGTTCCCCGTTCCACACAGCGAGGCCCGTGTTCGTTCCCGTGTCTATTCCTATCCAAATCATGTGATGTGCTTTTGGTTGGATGCCTGCGACGGGGGAGTTATCGCCGCAGGGCTTCCGAACCGATGGTAGTAAACGTGTTATTTGCTCCCCTTTGATTCTCGTATCAGCATAATGAGCAGAACGGTGGTACACGCCGCGGTGGGCAGGATTATCGTCATCATGCCCGCCACGATCCCGTAGCGTCTGCCGAGATACCCGGCCAGCCATACAACGCCAGCTATGGCGGCCAGCAGCACCACGCAGAGGATGGCGATGAAGATGTTGAAGTGCTTGTCTTTCATGTCGAGCGGGTGGCGGAAAAGGCGGGGCCGGGCGGCTTTTCGGCCCCTACCCATCCACAACAACTATTTACTATATTTACTTGCCGCCATTTGTACTTGCCCAATCCGTGGCGCAGATGCGCTCACTCAGTTCGTCGATGCGACGGGCAGCCTGCGAGATGCAGCCCGTCCTCATCTCGGCTTTGATCAGCCGCAGTTCCTTGCATACTTCGGTCGGTGTCATAACGCTTCCTCCTTTGTCCGGGTACACGTCACGGTCCAGCCGTGCGACCTCAGTTTCTCCACCATCTGCGCGTCGGTCAGGTTCCGGGGCTGCCCTATGATGCGCCCTTCCCTCTCGGCTCTCCGCTCCTGCGCCTTGCGCCCGTCCTCGCGGCGGCACTCCGTGCAGATAGGATGCAGGCGGTCGTAGGTCGTGGGGTGCTTGCCGAAGGCCGATACGGGCAGGATCTTACTGCACCGCTTGCAGCGTTTCATGCCCTCCGGCACGTCGGGGTCGGGCACGCTTTTCTCGGCCTTGCGGTAGCCGCGCTGCTCGGCCAGCCGTTCCTGCACGGCGCGGGCCTTCTTGCTCTTGCAGTCCTTGCACAGACCGTCATGGCCGTCGCGGGACTTCGGATGCAGGGGGAAGTCGGAAAGCGGCAGCAGCTTGCCGCACTCCTTGCAGATTTTCTTCTCGCGTGACCGCTTCGCTTGGATGGGCGGCAGTTCCTCGCCGTCAGGACTCACGAAGCACGGCTCCGTCGAAAGGGCGTTGACGTATATGCCCTTTGCCCGGCAGTAGCCGTCGTTCTTGCGAAGTCGGGCGCAATGCCCGCAGGTGTTGTCACTCATTTTTCGGTTGTTCTGTTGGTTCGATGTTCTTCTTGCTTCTTGTCAGCGTCAGCGCGTCTGCGGTTACGGCATATTCGTTTTGCAGGCCGTCGATGGCGATGATGTAAATGGGTTCGCTACCGAATAGCGACGTTGACTTTCCCGTTATCGTTCCGTAGGAGATACCCCCCCCCATACGGGTTATTTTAATTCGTTGTCCGATTTTCATAGTATTGACAGATTGCTCTTGCTCGTTCTCTGAAGTTCAAAAAGTAGTAGTATGGTTGCTTGTCGCAGGTGCAAAAGATTGGGTTCCCGTCCGGGTCGAGGTGTTCTCGTGTCACGGGAACGCTATGGCGGCAGTCACGACACAACTGCGGCGGCGGTTCGGGAACCCTTTTCTTGCTCATACGGCTTCAAGATAGATGCACGCCTTGTTGATGATCTCGTTCCGCTGCTCGCGTCGGTAGTAGCGGTAGCCGTTGCTCTTGATACAGACGAGGTGGAGTTCGTGGGCCACGCGGTTCACGGCATCGCGGACTTCCTCACGGGTGCGACCCGTGACTCGCACGATGCTGCGCTCGATGTCAGTGCGGCTGCTGAACCCCTGCGCCCGGCCAATCTTCTGTGCGGCCTCAACCGCCGCGTGTTCCTCCATCCTTCGCCCGTTGCGGGTGTACTTCCGCTGCACGGGTTCCGCTTCGTGCTGCGGTTCTTCCACCTGCTGCCCGACTTCTTCCAGCATGGAGAACAGATCGGGACCGGGGAGCGTTACCTTTACGGCTCCGCGCTCTGCGGTCACGGGGTCGGCTTTGAAGTGGCCCTGCTCTGCCATGAACTCGCCGAAGTCGCACCAATGGATGATGAAGTCATCGCCGTATTCGAGGCAATACTTGTCGTTGCCAAGCAGACGGAGAGCGATGCCATTCCCCGTGTAGTGCTTTGAATAGTAGCCGCTCATGACCTGATCGTTCACGAGGTGGAACAGACACCGCTGACCCTCCTGCGGCCTTGTCTGCTTCAGTTCATACCATTTCATACCTCAACGTGTTTGTGGGTTGTTCATAGTGGTGGTCCCCATCGGGTCAGAACGGCAAGTCGCCCGTCTGCGGTTCAAGCGATTCGTACTGAGCCTGCGCTTGCGGCGCGGCTGACTGCTGGCTGCCCGTGTTCTCGCCCTTGTCAAGAGCGCGAATCTCCCGTGCGAGGATTTCGGCGATGCTGCGCTCCGCACCGTCGCTGGACGTGTACTTGCGGTAGCGGAGTTTGCCCTTCACATAGAGCAGACGGCCCTTGCCGATGTACTGCTCCACGAAGTCTGCGGACTTGCCCATGACAACGATGTTGTGCCATTGCGTGTCCTCCTTTTGTTCTCCGGCGCGGTCGGTGTACCGCTCACTTGTAGCAAGCGTGAAGTTTGCCACCTTGCCTCCGTTGTCGAAGATTCTTACGTCCGGGTCTTTCCCGACGTGCCCGATCAGAATGATTAGATTTTCACTTGCCATGATAGTTGATGTTATAAGTTGTAGATGATGATATTCTCTTTCTGAAGGAACTCCCGCTCAAAGTCCGGGATGGCGGCGAGGATTTCCTGCTCGGCGTCGGCTGCCGCATCGCGGACCGCATCATAGCGGGCCTTGCTTTCCTCATCCTTAAACAGAAACGCGCAGTCCTGCATGGCGAAGTACAATGCCCTGCACTTGTTGGCCTGCGCCCTCCGCTTGCTGATCTCCCGCTTGTAGCGCAGACGGAGGTCCTGAAGGCGGTCGTTCTTTGCATAGATGACCGCGCCCTCAACCAATCGGTCGGTCGGGTCTTTCTTGAAACGCTTGCGCTCCGTGAG